CGGGCGACCCGACTTATCTAGGGGCGTATCCTGCCCGACTATCTCTCCCTATTTACTTGTACTGCCTAAGTATCTCACACTTACTTGAACTTGTCAAGTCTGCCGATACTTTCGGCGTGTCGTGTCTTTCGCCCATTGACGGGTTCTTGAGATGACAAGGCGAATAATACAGGATAACCCTTAGAGTGTCAATTCCGACACGCCGTAGAAAATGTGAGATAGGTCACACCATCACAGGGCAAAGATTATACCATGACACGGGGGAATTGTCAAGCCCGATTTATGTGAGATTAGTCATAGAACATCTGTTCTAATTATGGGGGGCTAAGGGCATGGGGGGATAGTTCACCAACCTATATTTATTAGAACACTTGTTCTATGGCATAAATCACACTTTTATTACTTGACAAGATTCAGAAGTCATGGTATAATGCCCATTCTCAGGAAACTCTCAGGAAGTTCTCAGGAAACTCTCAGGTTCGGTATCTCGGTGGCGGAATCTTTGAGCCACCCCTTATTAAACTCAGCGCAGAGCGCGTATATATACTCACCCTAAAAATTTCTGTTATAGCCCCCTAAATATATATAAATCGGACATATTACCCTGAATATATAAATATATTACGGAAACCTGTTCGGTTTCCCGATTTGAACAGGTTTTCTATATATGTAATAATAATTCCATATATAGAGCGAGCTTCGCTCTACGGCTCGCTCGCTTATATTATATTATATATAATTATATATAATATATATGGGGATGCTCTGCCCGTTTCACGGACGGCGTTATTAGTGTGATTTAACTGGAGGACTGACTATGGGACGAAAGCCGGGTAAGGTCGACATCCCTATGCACGAGGCTAAGGAGAAGGTTCTCCTGATGCTGGCCCAGGGTAGTACCATCACCCAGGCTATGGGCTCTGTCAACCGCAATGAGGTAACCTTCCGTCAATGGACGATGAAGGACGAAGACTTTAAACAACGAGCCGATGCCGCCCGCCTAGAAGGCAAGGGCGTCAAGGCTGACTTGAAGAACCTCAAGGATATTACCTTTGAGGAGTTCTCTGAGCAGTTCCTAGACACCAAACTCTTTGAGCATCATAAGGACTGGGTAGACTTGATTGAGGGGCGGCAGCCCCGCTGGCTACACCCAGCTATGACTTATGAGCCAGGTGCTGCTAACCGAGTCCTAATTAACGTTCCACCCGAGCACGCTAAGTCCACAGTCATCACGATTAACTATGTGACCTACCGACTAGCTGTAGACCCGAATGTTAGAATCATCGTAGTCTCTAAGACTCAGGGCATGGCCCGCAAATTCCTTAGCGCCATCAAGACAAGACTTTCCCACCCTAACTGGATTAAGCTCCAGACGGCCTTTGGCCCTAATGGTGGATACAAGGCAGATTCACAGACGTGGTCTGCCGACATGATTTATCTAGGAAGCGGACGAGACTCTGGCGAGAAAGACCCTACGGTGCAAGCCCTAGGCTTTGGCTCGCAGATTTACGGTGCTCGTGCCGACTTGATTATCCTAGACGATGTTGTGATGAACTCCAATGCCCACGAGTGGGAGAAGCAAATTGAGTGGCTTCAAAAAGAAGTCATCACACGCTTAGGACGACACGGGAAACTACTGATTGTAGGGACCCGTGTTGCTCCCGTAGATTTGTACAAGATGATTCGAGATGGTCAGCAATGGACTGGTGGCAAATCTCCGTTCACATACTTTGCTATGCCAGCTGTATTAGAATTTGATGAAAAGCCTCAAGGGTGGAAAACACTCTGGCCATGGACGGATAGGCCTGAAGGCGAGAAAGATGAACCAAATGAACAAGGACTCTACCCCAAGTGGGACGGCCCCTCTCTCTTCACTAGACGAAGCGAAGTGGCGCCTTCTGTCTGGGCAATGGTTTACCAACAAGAAGATGTCGTCGAAGACGCAATATTCGCGCCAGCAGCAGTTGCAGGATGTGTCAACGGTATGCGAAAGCGCGGACCACTTAAACCGGGTGCTGCGGGTCATCCCAAGAATTTAGAATCTGCCTATACGGTTATTGGTCTTGACCCTGCGATGACGGGTAACACGGCAGCGGTGGTCTTGACCTATAACCGACAAGATAGCATGATTTACATTCTCGACTGTGTAAACATGACTGACCCAACACCAATGAAGATTCGTGCCCTGATTGAAGATTGGGTACAGCGATATAAACCACAAGAGTTAAGAATTGAAATCAATGCACACCAGAAAGCATACGCACTCGATGACGACTTGCGTAACTGGCTCTCAATGTATGGGTGCCAACTCAACTCTCACTTCACTGGTAAGAATAAGTGGGATACTTCTTTCGGTGTGGCTTCTATGGCAAGTCTTTTTGGCAGCCTTAGAGATGGAAGATTCCAAGATAACAACTCAATAGAACTACCAAGCAATGAAGGTAGCGAAGGACTTAAGGCTCTAGTACAACAGCTTATTACCTGGAAGCCTGAGACTAGAAACCCCAGCGACTGTGTGATGGCTCTATGGTTTGCAGTAATTCGTGTACGCGAGTTGATGCAGCAGAATTCACAGTCAGCCAGATGGATGCAAAACCGTTGGGCTACTAGAGCACAAACAGAGAGACGATTCTCAATTAACTTAGATGAAGCCATTGCAGAACAATGGCAACAGACATACGGATAGGAACTAATATGAGCTCGACTAGAAATAGTGGTGGCATCTCTGGTAAAGGTGCTAAGAACGTAAATCCACTTTACGGTCTCATGCAGACAGCTAACAATTATATCAAAAATATAAATAAAGAAATGCTAGATGTAAAGAACGCCACAGATAAATATGGATGGGATAGTCCTCAGCGCAATCGTCAAGCTAGACAAGTGCGTGGTGCAGTATTTCAAGCTCGACGCTATAAAGATTAAATTTTTCTATAAGTTAGGATATTATGTTATCGATTGAACAGATTGCAGCACGAGTTGACTCGTTGCGCTTTCGTAACGCAGACAGGGACGCACGCAACCTTGATGTCCTTGCTGTCCGTAAAGGTCAGATTGCCAGCGTATATCCTGACTTCTTTCCAGATGGAGTAGATGCAAATGTCGTTGCGAATTTTATTGACATTGTTGCTAGAGACTTATCTGAAGTTATGGCGCCTCTGCCTGCCGTCAACTGCTCGGCAGCAAACCAAACGAGTGACCGTGCTCGTGCTTTTGCTGACAAGCGTACTCGCATTGCTAGCAATTATTTTGCTCACTCTGACTTATCCGTTCAGATGTACTCGGGAGCGGACTGGTACATAACCTATGGTTTCCTACCATTTGTCATTGAGCTAGATGCTGAAGCTAAACTACCTCGTATTCGCCTAGAAAACCCAGTGGGTGCTTACCCAGAATTCGACCGTTATGGTCGTTGCATCGCATTTGCGAAGCGTTATCAATTAACGCTAGGCGAACTTGTTGCCCAATTCCCTGAGTATGAGCGCAGTCTCCTTGGTGGACTTGGATATAAGCAAGAACTAAACTCTCTTATTGAGATGGTTCGTTACTATGACAAAGACCAATCGGTAATCTACTTACCAGATAAAAATAATCTTGTCTTGTCATCTGTTAAGAATCCACTTGGTAAGATGATGATTGTTGTAGCACGCAAGCCATCTATCGATGGCGAAATGCGTGGACAGTTTGATGATATCTTAGGTATCCAGTTGCTACGCAATCGCTTTGCGTTGCTTGCAATGGAAGCTGCAGAAAAATCTGTACAGTCTCCAATCGTACTTCCACAAGATGTACAGGAGCTACAGCTTGGTGGAGATGCGGTCATCCGTACTTCAAACCCAGCAGGTGTACGTCGCGTAGAGCTTACTCTACCGCAAGGCGCATTCACAGAACAAACTCTTCTTAATCAGGAATTACGCGTTGGCGCTCGTTATCCCGAGGGACGCACAGGAAATGTCAACGCATCTATTGTCACGGGTCAGGGCGTTCAGGCTCTCATGGGCGCGTTCGACACCCAGGTCAAATCTGCACAGGCAATCTTTGCTAGCGCCCTCCGTGATACAATTCAGATTTGCTTTGAAGTTGATGAAAAGATTTTCCCAGATGAGAAGACCATCCGTGGTGTAGATGCTGGCGCTCCATATGAAATTACTTATAACCCTAAGAAAGATATCAAGGGTGACTATAGCGCTGATGTGCGTTATGGTATGCTTGCAGGATTAAACCCAGCACAGGGCCTTATCTTTATGCTACAAGCTCTTGGTGGTAAACTCATCTCCAAGGACATGGCTATGCGTGAATTACCATTCAGCGTAAACGTCAGCCAAGAAGTAGAAAAAATTGAGATTGAAGATATGCGTGCTGC